TTTCAGCATCATACTCAACAGCAGTTACTTTAATATCTGCAACTTCATCCCACTTGTAACGATTACCACCTAAACAAGCATACAGGTTTAATACTTTTATTTTTTCCATAGTTAAAATTCTTTTAAGTTGTTTAACATTTTTATTTCACTTTCTAATTGCTTAATTCTTTCGCTAAATATTATTTGGTTTGTTTCAAGTTCCTGCACCTTTTGGCGATAGATAATTGATTCAAAGTAGTATTTACCATATTGGCATTGAATATCATAAAGGGTTTTAAGGTGCTTTTCTGCGGTTATTTTTCTATCACCTATACTTTGTATCACCTTTAACTCAAAGTCCTCTATAAAGTTGTTTATTGCCCATAGATTAATGTAATTAGGTTCTCGCTGTGTCATTAGATTTGTAAACCCACAATATTCATCCATAATCAATCTTAACTTTTTATAATCGTTTGTGCGCAGTTCGTTTAACTTTTGCTGCTCTTCTTGGAATTGTTTAAGTTCGTTCATAGGTCATAAATATTTTATAAAGTTGTTCAACTGTTGAGTATTCTCTTTGTTCGTTTGTTAGGCTCATTATGTATTTGCCAAATTTTATTGCTAATTCCATTAGAATGGTACTTCTCCTATTAGTTTACTTCTATCAATACTTGCAAAGCCTATAAAATCGCCTTTCTCCCTTAACTCTTTGCCTTGTCCTGCATAACATATTCTGCCTTCAATGGTTTCTCTGTATCTTGATTTTTTCCAATCAAATTCAAGTTGTTGAAATACTGATTTTGCTCTACCTATCGTATCAGGTTTTACTTTCCAAAAGTATGCATCAATGTTTCCGTTTTCTCTATCTGCCCAGTCTATTGTTACAAGTGTTTTACCATTCCTAAACCATGCAGCACCACCACTTATATCGTGTGCAGTTGGTATTCTTGGTTTCTTTGTTTCTTTGTCAAATTCAGTTGACTTTGGATGTGAAATAGTCATAAAGTGTTTGTGACTTGCTTCTGCTAATTCATTTCGGTAACTTAAAATAAAATCTAAATACTGGTCTTCTCTACCTGTATAATCGTGATATAGGTTTTTCCAACTATCAATAAAACAAGTATCAATACCACCACTATTATCTTGGTAATCTACTGTAAAATTCCATAAATCCATTGGGGTTAAAGGTTTTTTTACATCTGATTTTGTAGCTATTAAAAAGTGACTATCAATAAAAGCAGTACAACTAATTAATTCAGTATTTGTTATTGAGTTCTGATAACCTCTAAAACTTCTTTTAAAGTGTTTTACAAGTAGCTTTCTTCTTATTTCATTATAACTACCTATGTCAGGTGCATAAATCAAATGGCGCATACCATAAACTTCTGATTGATGAAATAATAACTCTAATCCAAATTCAGTTTTACCACTGCCTGGTGTTCCTGTTATATCTGTGATTCCATCTTTAGCAAATTGGAATATACCATTTAAACATTCAAAGCCTGCATAGTTCATTCCTGCTCCACCTGTTGCGTGGTAATCTTCAAATGATTTACTTTTTTTGCTGTAATCTATTATTTTTACGTTCATAATTGAAACCCTTGACTTTTACAATAATCTAATTTTTCTTTATTAATTTGCTCTTGTGTTTTAGTTGCAGATAATTCGGGTTTTGTATCTCTTGAAATCCAACCACCAACCGCGGCATTTAAACTTTTCATTTTGTTTTTACCAACCATCCAATTTTTAGATTCATAAAAGTAATAAAATGTGTTTGCTGATTTTATTGCATAATCTTCTGTCCAATTAAAAGCAGTTTTAGTTTTAAATAATTCAATGCAATATTCTAAACTTGGAATTTTAAAATCAAAGTTCTCTAATATATCTTTATCTATTACTTTATCTTTTACTTTATCGGCATCATTCGCATCATCTTTAATGCTTTCGGATGCGTTCGCATTCTTTCGCTTCTCCCAAGATGCCAATGCAATCTCTTTATTCTTTATGCTTTTTTCATTCCATTTTTCTAAATCACGTTTTAGATTCTGTTTAATGGGTTCAAAAACTATTTGAGTAAGTTTATCTATTGGAGTTGGATTAAGGTCATTGATGTAAGCTAAATAGTGTTTAAATAACTTTCCTGCTTCTTCATCAGACAATTCTTTTACTGTGTGTATTATATCACAATACAAAAGAACTGATTTTTTATTTTCTGCCATAGTACTAAAACGACAAAATCCCAAGCAGGTCAGAGCTACTTGGGAATTTTGCCTATATTTAACTTTTGGAAAATTAAAATTTAGTTATGCTAAAAGGCTCTGACATCTTTTAACTCTGCAAATATAATTGTATTATTCTATTTTAAAACACATAATGCTAACAATTTATTATTTTATTAAAATCAGTTAGGATTTTGTTATACTTATGAATCACCAACTTATCGTAGCTTAATAAACTATCAACTGTTTTTATGCCGTGTATTACTGTTGTATGGTCTTTTCCAAGTTCAGGTACACACCCTTTCTTTTTAGCCATATACAACTCACCTATTTCTTTTAAAGATAACGTGGTGTTTTCACGAACTATCTTCATTGATACTTGCCTTGCTTCACATTGTAGCCTATGTCTTGTTGTTGCGATTAATGTTTCAATTGGAATTCCGTATTCATCTGCGCATAGCTTTACTATTATTCTTGCTAATTCATTGTCGCTGTTTACTTCTTTGCTCTTGCAGAATAGTGATACTACTATACCAGTGTTTTGCTTTATTTTTCTTTCTGCTTCAAAAATTATTTTACTAATTATTTCCTGTTTTTCCATTTGTTTTATTTATTAAATGTTTGGTTGTAGTAATCTTCAAAATCATCCCATTTTTTTTTACCACCGTGCATATAAGATTCTGCTTCATTAAACCAATCTCCTGCTACTTTATTTATTTGCTGTTTTTCAATTTCTAAATACTTGTGAAAGTGATAAACAAACTCCCTGCCTTGTTGTGAAAACGTATTAAATAAATGTGGGTGCATTTCTTCTAAATCTGAAAATGCTTGTTGTAATGCTGTTTTATTTTCCATTGTTTTTATACTTTATTTTTAAAAATTCTAATTCTAAATCTGTCCACTTGTAAACTCTTGTTTCTTCTGCTAATAGTTCCAAGTCTTTTACCTTTTGTTCACCAATTCTATTTACTAATCCTTGCCTGTAATTGCTTTCGTTTCCGTTTAAATATGTGTTACACTTTCTGCATTGCTTATGTACGTTTAATTCGTGAAATATTACACCACGATACAACTCTGCTTTCTTGTAATGACCTCCATCCCAAAGTTTAGTTTCTTTTATGCCACAACTGATACAAGGTGAATCTTTGTCTCTCATTCGTATCCACCTTTGAAATATGGTCTTCACCTCGTTTACTCTTTGCGTATATGTCTTTAACTTTTGTAGCTTTACTTTCTTTTCAAGTCTTAAAATATTACTCTTTACTGGTTTACTAAATGCTAATTCAATCGCACATTTAGGAGTACAAACTACTTGCGTTGATTTATAAGGGGTAAACATTACACTGCAAACTTTGCACTTCTTTTGTTTTATTTCGTTCATACCACTTCTTCAAAACATTTCGTTCCGTTAAAATAGCATAAGTTTTTTTGTGCGTCTTCTAATGAAGAAAAACTATCTTTGCAACTTGCACCAGCACTTGAATTTATCCAAGCATCAACCCAAAACCAAAAAAACAAAAAGTGTTTTTGTTGTATTGTAAATTCTACTCTACCATCAAGCATTGTTCTTTTAATTATTCTTACTTTTTTCATTTTATTTTTTAATTAAGTTATTGGTATAATTATAAAAAAGGGGTGGCAGTTAATACCACCCCCTTGTTTTTAGAATGGTAAGTCAGACTTATCGTGTGATTTGCTTAAACTTATTGCATTGATATTATGAAACCATTTGCCATTAAACTCACGACTATCAACACTAAATGTTACCTCTACTTCGCCACCTACTTTGTGATTCTGCAACTGGTCTTGTTTCTTTAAAGCAAAACAAATTAATTTAGGGTAATTTTGCTCAAGTGTTTCAATTACGAACTCTACTTTATTCCATTCTTTACCTGCTTTTGTAACTCCATTTGTTACTTCACCGATTTGGGTGATTTTACCTTTTACTTTGTACATATTAGATTATTGGTTGTTTTAAAATGTTAATTAATGCATCTCTTTGTTCAGATGCTGCTGCTACTTCTTGCAGTATCTTTGCTTGAACTTCTAAATCTGCTTTTACTATTTTGTAAAATATCCGTACGTTTAATGGTAAGTCTATTTCTATTTTATTTCCGTCAAAATCGTAATTTGTGGATGTTAAATAGCGAACTAAATAATGATTTGTTACCGCAGGATGCCCTAAACTTTCATTGTGTTTAGTTAGCGACATCATTTGCATTTGCGCTTGATAGAAGTATGCTTTAGGTACATTCTGAAACTCTGGTTTACTATCGTTTATCATCATCATCTTCTGTTCAAAGAACTTTTCCGTTGGGCATTTTAAATCAATACTTGATATCATTCTATCATTAATATCGTACAATGCTGCATCAGGGGTACTGCCACAATTTTCATTGATTGGAAAGTAAACCGAATCTAAATATTTAGCATCAAGCCAAGTTACTTGATTAAACGATTCTAATGCCTCTAATTCGTTAATGTTTCCGTGTTCGGTATGTTTGCTTGTAAAAGATTTTGCATAGCCTTTAACTGATTCAATAGCTTTATCCATAATATATGAATCTCTTGTAGCACCTTTGCCTCCAACAAATAAGTTGTGGATGGTGGATGCTGTAAATTTTCCTAATCGTTCGCTACTTAACATTTAATAAATCCTCCACTTCTTTAGTCAAGTGATACTTTGCTTTTACTTTGTTTATGTCGCCACCATTCTTTACATAGTCCAAAGCATCGTTAAATCCTTGTGTGTTTTTAGCCAGTGTAGGTTTACTGTTAGTAACGTTTTGATTGTCTGCATCTGCTTCAGTCTCATCTATTAAAAATAATCCGTTGAGCGAATACTTTCGTGAGTAACTTGATGCCGTGCCTGTGGTCTGTTCTGAACTCATACCTTTGTGTTCACTTGTTTCTGCATAACCACTGCAAGAAATTGTTTCATCTCCTATCTTAATTGTTGAAGTTGATTTAATAAACACTTTTGTGCCTAATAATACAATATCATCACTGATAGTTAAACGTGCTTCATACTTCTTTAAAAGTGGTTTTACTGCTTCAAGTATGTCTTCTGCTGACCTGTACTTGTACTTGCTGAAACTGTTGTAGTTTCCTTTTGGAACTCGTAGTTCACTTTGAATTTTAATTAAATTTTCCATTGTTTGATTTGTTTTCTTGTTTCTAATAATTGATTTCTATAAATACAGATTTGTTCTGAATATTTATCGTGTTGCAATATAACTTTTTTTGTTAATATATTCTGCAAAAGTAATATTATTTCTTCTTTAAGTTCTTGAATTTGAGATAATAAAAATTTTTCGTTATGTTGTAAATCCGATAAATCCATTAAAATAATTGGTTTAAAACGCAATCATATACAAAACTTGAATCACAGTTCAATTCTTCTATTTCTGCATCGGTTAGTTCTACACCGTCTATTTCTGCACTTACTATGTAAGCATCGCAAAAGTCAGGATAATCACTGGTGTCTATTCCACCTAATTCTATGTTTGTTATTTTATCTAATTCCATTGCTGTGGTTGGCTAATTAAGTTAAGTGTTGCAGTGATTGAATAAAGCAGCCATTGCGCTTGTTTTGTTTTTAAAATGTTACGTTCATTTATTGCAATGTTGCGCAATCTGTTTATTTTGTCGTATCTATTACGTAGTGTGTCTATTCTGCTCATTTGTTTTCGTTTTTTAACTTGTGTACTAATTCCTTTTGTAATCGCCACTTGTTAGCTGCTTTGCCTAACTCAATAAATTCCTGGTCATCACATTCGCCAGTGTGAGTAATTTCTAAACAGTTTTTATAATACTGCCAAAGTATAGCTAACTTGTTTTCTTCTTGTTCTAAAGTCATTCTTTATACCCTCCATCGTTATTGTATAGTTCAGTAATTTCTGCAGGTGCATTTTGTCCTAATGCTAATTTTATAGCCATTACATAAGGTTTCTTGCATAGTGTTGGCGATTCGCTTATTATCTGTTTTAATACTGTTTGGAATTGCACTCCCATTTTATCAGCTATGTATCCGATTGCTTCTTGGCTTTCCAGTAGTGCTAATACTACTTCTTTTTTTAAACGTTCTTTTTGCATAATTTTAAAATGTATGTTTTATTTGTTTTTTGATTTGTGTACACACCGCTTCGTTTCATTGCACCGCTTATACTGCCTGTTGTAGTGCTTAATAACCTACCCGCTTTAGTCATACTTACCTTACTTGCTATAAGTTCTTTAGTTGCACTAAAAATGTCTATTAACGTAGGTGCAAAGTTTAATTCGTATCGTTCTAATGGTGTCATAAATTTTCTATTTCTTGTTTAA